GGAGGTGCCTTTGCGATGATGTGGGGAAACATCCAGTCCATTAATGAGGAAATGAGAACTCCAAGAAAATCTCAACATCCAGAAGCACCAAAAGAAGGTGATGAACTTTTATATGTTGACCTCACCAAAGAAAGACTAGAAGGCCTTTATAACGATAATTAAGTGAGAATATAAATAACTAAAAAGTATCGGTATAAATGAAAACTTTTAAAGACTTTATTTTGGAGTGTGAGTTAGTTGAAATGTCCTATAAAAAACTTCCTGTAGGTAAAATAATTAAACAGGCTGCAAGGCAGGGAAAATCAGAACGAGTTGCAAAAATGGGCAAGGTTGCTGATGACCATGATCCTTACTGGTCCAAAAGAAAAGAGGATGATAATAGAAGAGAAGGTGGTCGTAAAAGAGGAGGCAGTGGTTGGAATGACTTTCAGGATAATTGGTAAATTAAGATCTTCTTGTAGATAAATGCTCACCCTCCTCACAGCACTCATAGCATTCGGAGTATTCCTCTTTCTGATGTCTCTTCTGTGATATTCTCCGGACAATTCGCCTCATGTAACGAAACTCACACATAACCCTATCTCAAAAACGCAAAAATATGCAGATAACGCATAAATGTGGTATAATTGCTGCATATGTGATGCATTTGTGAAAATGCACTTGCGTGTGAGTTGCACTGATGTTATAATTCACTCAAGACCAAAGGAAAAACTTGTACTCTTTGGTCTTAATGTCCTTTATTTTAGTTTAAAACCTGATGAAACCCCTTTCATATTATCAAACTACATCAGTATCCATTCCTAAACAAGACGATTACACAACAATCTATTATTACAAACAAGGTGTAATGGTAGGAATGAAAGTAGGAAAAATTGAAGATGATTTCCAACCACCAAAAAACTGCGTGGAAGAAAAGGTGTTAGATGAGAATTCATATAATGCTCATATGAAACACTATCAGGAAGAAAATCTGCGATTACAGAATGAGTTTCGTAGAGACCTGATTAAGAAGTATGATATGTCTAATCACCCAAAAGCAAACAAACTCTTTGATAAGGCATGGGATATGGGATGTTCTGGTGGTCTTGAGGAAGTTGAATATTGTTTTTGTGATTTGCTAGAACTTTTCCAGGAGGAAGAAACTAATATGAATACAAGTCTTTTTGGTTTGATGGCAACCTGATATGGACTTAAAAAGTAAAGAAATTTGTAGAACCATTCAAGTTCTTTTGTGGTTATGGTTTGGAATAATTACCTCATTTACTGTAGTCAATATGGCAAATATCGTAAAACTTGAAACGGAATCAAAAGCAATTTACAAACAATTAGATAATCTAAACAAACGCATTTTACTTTTAGAATATACCAATCAACACAGTTAAAATTATGTCATTAACTATTGAACAAATTGAAGAACAGATTGCGAATCTTCAGCAAACTCTAGAACAACTAAAGAATCCTAAACTAGAAGTATCCCGAAACTTTACCGGTCAATACTTTGCTCCTTATCAAGGAATTCTATATCGTCGTATGGAATCGGATGGAGTACCTATCTGGGAATTGTTTATGGATTTAAAAAAGGAATGGGTTTTAGTGAATGCTAAAGAACTTAGAGAACTTGAACAAAAATATCAAAACGATTGTGTTGCTAATAAAAAACTCCCACAAGAAAATCTTGAGGAGTTTATGGAGTAAATGGGTGGTATGTTAATAACCACTTCTCATTCTAGGTTTTTTCGTGATTAGATTGGAACAATAGTAGGAGGTTCTTCTGGAGATACTGTACAAATACCAACATTTTCTGGAGCAGGTGTCATAGATTGATAAACATCAGAATTCTGAATTACATCAGTCATATCCCCAAAGTTAGTAATACTCTGATTTACATCTGCAATTTGACTATCAATAATATTTCGTTGATAGTTATAGTAGGGATTGTAATATCTTCTATAATAATAAGGATCTAAATTATAATATCTCATGTGATATGGATACGGTTGATAACGATAATACATTTTAAATCTCCTAATTAGAAACGATAGAAAGGATAGTATGGATAATAAGGGCAATATCTGTCATAATAAGGATAGCACCCATAGCGATAGCGATCATAATAATCACAATAAGGTCTCCTGTAATAATATGGGTGCGGATAAGGTCTGGGGTAGTACATTTGTGTCTCCTATTTGGTTTGGTATATCAAAAGTCCAAATGTCATATCCCTCCTGTCTTAGATAATCAAAGGAAATCCAACAGTATCCATTGTCTCCCCAAGTTGATCCAAAACTATTCTTCGCCAAGAATAATCTTTTTTTCATATCATAACCAACCATGCACATGGCATGTCCACCAAGACTTTTTTCTTTTCTAGAAGGAATATTTACAGTAGAAATATTTTCATTTAGATTCATAAAACTATCATAAATCTCCATTCCAAATACAACTGGTTTGTTGCGATTCAACACTTCAGTAATATAATAAGTGCTGGTAAGTTTTTGATACTTCAGAATTTTTCTTTTCTTGGCATCTTCATAACATTCATCTGTTGGTCTTTTTGTGAAGTTGTTTATGTCATAAGGCCACAGTTCTTCGGTACAAACACCGAATTTTGATAAGGATTTCATACCATCTCTAAGGAACATTCCCTCATCTTCTTCAACTATTCCGTATTCAACCCGAGTATTATAATAAACGAATAGTCTGCTAAGATGAGTGAAATATTTGGGATACATACGATTCACACATATTTCATAAGCATTTGTGATTGCATTTGCGGAACAACTACCTAATGAATCTTGAGATTCAACAATAGTATCCCATTCACGAAGATCTACAGATTCTCTGAGAACTTCAGTGTTATCACTTTTATAAATGTAATCCCTTTCATCTGGTAGAGATGGTTTAATAATAAAATTCATTGTTTTAAATTAGATAATTCTCCATTGACCGCCACGAAATACGACGGACACTGATTGATTTGGTACAGATATAATATAAGTATTTGCGTTATCAATTTTTTCAAGTCCAGATGGTTGAATTGTGATCTTTCCAGACCCCTGACCATACTCGTCCTTGATGATATAAACACGACCAGTAACGCCAACTGGAAGTGTAATTGTAACTGCCGCACCACTAAAGACACCAATATATTCATCATTAGCAGTTGCGGTATAAGAACCAGTAACTCCTATGGTTGAAATTAAATCTGCGCCAGTAGCAGAAATGGTAATATAACCAGTAGAATTACTTACACTAACACCAGCACCAGCAACAACAGATAGAACACCTGTGTTTGATACTGCAAATCCAACTGTGTTCCCAATAGAAACTAAGTTAGTAATTGAAATACCAAGACCAGCAACTGGATTTACTGAAGTGACTACTGTACTTCCTCCAATACTGACTTGATTAAAAGATACCGAAGCATTTGGTGAGACATCCTGTTCTAGGGAAATAAATCCTTCTAGAACATCAATGAAACTACCAATTCCAACCACTCCATAATCTATTTTTGATGTAGGTTGGGCTAAGTATGCCATTGTTTACTCCGTTAGATGATGTGCCAATCTCCACCACGACAAAATAAATTGACCGATTGGTAAGGTACTTCTATAATGTACTTGTCAATACCATCAATATAACTGCCATCAGTGGTAGTTACAGTTACTTTACGATTTCCTAATGGTGGCCCCATCTCTGCTTTTACGATGATTTCACAGCAGTCGGTACAGTTTTCAGGTAATGAAATAGTAACAGGTTCGTTGCTATTGACCCCAACATAGTAATCATCACAAGTAGCAGTATAATCTTCAGAAACCAGAATGCTTTTACACTTGCAGGTACACACTCCTGGTTCTCCTTGAGGTCCTGGAGGTCCCTGTGGTCCTGGAGGTCCCTGTGGTCCTGGAGGTCCTGGAGGGCACTTGTCGGGGCAATCATCGCCATCTATATTGATGTTGATGTTGTCGTTGCCACCGTTGTTAAGTAATTCTGTTATTTCAGAACGAACTGCCTGAATATTATTGAAGAGATTTTTATCACCTCCTCTTTCATATTCAGATAACATATTATAAAGATCAATAAGTTTTCTTTCTGCTGAGTCCATAGTTATTCTCCTTAAAAAAAGGGGGAGAATAAATCTCCCCATATAACTACTGAACTAAATCAGCGAACAGCATTATTGGCGGAAGACTGACCAACGCCAGCCATGGTTCCAAAGTTAACCATTCCCTGACGGGTTTCTTGTAATTGGCTTTGGAAAGCATTTAGTTGAGAAGCAACTGAGGCGAATTGTGCATTATTAGCACCACCTACAGCATCCCAATATCCGTGACGAAAGTGATTAACATCGGTATTGCGCTCAATCAGAAGACGATTGAGCTCATCATTCTTTAGATTGTTAATCAATCCACGAGTGAGTTCGCCATCTTCTTTGACGGTAAGTTGAGTCTTGAGTGCGTTGATTTCAGTTGCAGTTACAACACGATCTGCAATATCAGCAAATCCTGCTACTTGAGTAGCAGAAAGTTTAGCAAGTTCAACTGCAGTATCATAACTTCTTTGTTGTCCAGAAATAAAGAAATCAGTTTGCTCTTTGGAAAGTCTGTCGGCTTCATAACCAACTTTCTCATTTACTTTCCAACCAGTATCTTTGATATCACTATTGATGATATCGGAAACTGCATTGATTTGAGTTCTGATATCGCCTTGACCTTGAGCAACCTCAGTACGAGTTGCGGCTGCTGAAGCGGCGATATCATAACGGATTTCTCCTTGACCCACTGCTAATTCTCTACGAATATCGGCGTGGTCTACTGTATATTCTCTGCGTAAATCTGACCATGGGTCAGAATACATTACTTGGTCTGCCATTTGTTTTCTCCTTAAGGAAAGAATTGGTTAATTGAGGGCAGCACAATCCAATTTCTTCCTGACATAATGCCAGACAAGTCTTACCACAGGCGACTGTAGATGAGTCGTCTGGGATTATTTCTCTTTAAAATCGGATTGTGTTGCCGATTAGAGGTGAGGCATTAATGAAAGAACCTTTTGGGAATCTTTTAGTAATACATCTTGTTCTCTAATGGAAGAATTTTTTCTCCCTTGATTATTTATAAAAATTATTATATATCAAACTGAACATTTTTTATATCCAGTTTGCCATTTTAAAAAACCTTCAATTGTATTTGGATACTTTAATTTTCCTCTACCTCTAGGTTTTTTTTGATGCTTCATTGCAATTTCATAATTACTCCAATTTAATTCAAGTTCTTCTGGTCCATTATCAAAGTTGTAAAATCCATCTATCCAAAAATTAAACGTGGATTTGTTTTTGATATAATCGCACCATAAAGTAAATGATGCGAAAGTAAATAACCATCCAAGTCTGAGTTTTGAAAAGAAGTTTTTGAGTGTAATCATAGATGCTCCTTTTTACTCATTAATATATAGAAATAACTTTACAAACCATTAAAATCATCATATAATATGAATACAAACACTCAAAGAATAATGGTAGGACTTCCTGAATTTTTTCAACAAACTTCAAATGAACCTTATATGCGACACGATTATAAGATTTATTATACAACCAAGAAACCTGAAATATTTGATAACTTTGAAGATGTTCAAAGAACTTGGTTTCAAACACCAAATCAGTTTCTGGATTATGTTGAAGTTTTAGATCATAAGAAAACAAAAAAACCTAAAAGAAAGGGATTTTAATATGAACGAATATTGGATTGTAACCGACAATAGAACTGGTAGAGTTATTGCAAATTGTGGAGATATTAATGATGCGATAATGTTAGTTTCTTTTGATACTTATTATCGATCATACCGTCGTCATCGGTTTTTGGTGGATCAAGTAATTGATATTTCTTTCACTACAGACAAACAACTTTCGGGTCAACTTGGATTACCAATTGGAAAGGTAAATACATTAAAACCTCACAAAATTCGTCTTCCGGAAGGTCAACAACAACCTGTTAAAGTATAATGCAAAACATCAACTGGTTTAATGTGCTCATAGATCTTTATATTATTTACTGGGGATATAATTATGGAAGAGATCGAAATGAATCATAAAATTACAATTACTGAACAACTAAATTACATTTTTATCACTCTTAAAGAAACTCTAAATATTTGTGGTATGAAACTTACTAATGCCACTTTACTCCACTTCAGACGAACTTTTATACAATCTTGAAGCAGTTACGGGTTCAGAAGCAAGACGAAAATGGAGACAATCAATCAAAGAAAAATGGAATTATGAATGTGCGTATTGTGGGTCCGAAGAAAATCTTACACTAGACCACATTACACCAAGATCTAAAGGAGGAAGTGATAGAGTTACGAATGTATTATGTGCCTGCCATTCTTGTAATCATTCAAAGGGTCATCAAGTATGGTCTGACTGGTATTTGAATCAAACTTTCTTTACAACTGGGAGATTGGGTGCTATTATTGAATGGCAAAAACAAATAGATAGTAACAAATATTGCGTATATCGTCCACGTAAAATTAATTAAATGAACCACGACGATTTTCTTCCGCTGTTAGAAGCAGTTGGGGGATTTATAATTTCAATTCTCATTCTTCTTATTCCTATTTTAATCATACTATGAAATTTACTGTTTACTCAAAAAATGGTTGCTGCCATTGCACAAAAATTCAGCAAGTGTTAGAATTATCGCATCTTCCATACACCATATACAAACTTGAGGAAGATTTTACTCGCGATCAGTTTTATGCAGAATTTGGTCAAGGATCTACTTTTCCACAAGTTTTGATGAATGATACGCAACATCTTGGTGGTTGTGCAGAAACTGTGAAATATCTTCAGGAGAATAGCATAATTTAAAATGGAAAAAACCTTTAATGAAGTTTACTATGATGTGGAAAAAGCAATTGACCTTTCTTTTAAAGGGAAATTTGTATTAAAGTTTTATGATTATTTAGAAATTAAAGGTGCATTGAGAAAAGAAGTAGATGAATTTATTAGCAGTGTTACTGTGGTTAATATTAACGAGGTAGTAACTGATCTTGATACATATCTTGAGGGAGGTTCTGATAATCAACATAAACAACTACGTGAGGCATATGGACATCTTCCAAAACCAGAAGCAAGAAAAATACGAAATTATTTGTATGGCATTTTAAAGGACGCTGAAAAATATAAGTATGATAAACGAGGCGGAAGAAGAAAAAAGCAAACTAAATAAACCAGATCTCCAAATTAATCGTGGAGTTGAATTATTACTCAGAAATAGGAGGAAAAGAGAATTAAAACCAAAGACTTTCCAAGTGAAGTTTGGTAAAATGATTTCTCTTTTTGGTAGAGAGTTTCATTTTTTTATAGAATTTAACTTTGATATTAGAAAAAAATAAACTCTCCGGAGGAAACAAATGGAACCCGCATACGTAATAGCATTCACTGTAATGTTCACTTTGCTCTTTTTTATGGTTGGTAGTATAATTGGTTGGTTAACTTACCGGCACTTATTAGAAACAAGACCTCCATACTTACACCCAGAGTTCTTTGATGAAAACGGACAAATCATACCAGACGAAGTTGTTGCTGTTAGATTTGAAGAGGGATTCTTTGATGATGACTCTGATGAAGATGAAGATTAAAGAATATTACTAAATATATTAACTTTATAGTATTGTATTGAATTTATGACTGAAACAAAAACAAGAAAAATGGCAACTGAAAAACCAATTGAAACGCTTCCAAATAATCCTTTCATATTTGAAATTCTAGAACTTGCCTCAAAACAAAGAAGTAATGAAAGGAAAGAGGAAGTTTTAAAAACATATGATGATGCTTCGCTTAAAACAATTTTAATTTGGAATTTTGACGAATCAGTAATTTCTCTTCTTCCAGAAGGAGATGTTCCGTATGCAAGCACTGGTGAACAAACTTCTTATAGTGGAACATTGAGCTCTAAAGTTGAAGATGCAGTATCCAAAATGAGTGAATTGGGTTCAAACTCTTTGGGGTCTATGGATCAAGGAAGATCTTCGATCCGAAAAGAGTACCATATGTTTTATAATTTTGTAAAAGGAGGTAATGATGGGTTAAGTTCTCTTCGAAGAGAAACGATGTTCATTAACATTTTACAAGGTCTGCACCCAAAAGAAGCAGAACTTTTGTGTTTAGTAAAAGATAAGAAACTTATTAATAAATATAAGATAAGTTTTGATAATGTGAAGAAAGCGTATCCCGACATTCAATGGGGCAATCGCTCATGAATGTAGTTATAGATGGAAACAGAAAAATGGCAGAATCGACAAAAAAAGAAAATCAAATTCTGCCTCGCGAATATGGTTGTGAAGTTTTATTAGAAAGAACTACATTTGAAAAAGTAAAGGACCCTTCGTTTCCGAATGATGCTTATTTAATTTGGTATCTTATCGATGACATTCAATATATGGATCTAGTGAGATGCTCTAAAAAAGTAAATCTTTTTGATATGTATTATGATAATTATGGTCCAGGAGCAGTCCAAAAGATTGATTTTGGATATGGAAGAGTAAATCCTAGAATTTGGGGATATAAGGAACCTGAAAAGAAGAAAAGAAGATGAGTGCAGGATTTGGTGGGCAAGGAAAGGAAAATAGGATTGGTAAGGATGCTAATATTACTATTGATTTAGATAATATCGATATCATTCTAAAACAATATAAAAATATTAAGAAGTATCAAAAGTCATCTTTGTATGCAATTAAAACAATGGACGGTACGGAGCAAATTATAAGTTCATTAATCAGAGAAGCAGAGGAGAATCCCTTGTAATGGGTAAGCATTTTTTACTAAATCTTTATGGTTGCTCGTCAGTTCTTTTGAATGATGAGAATTTTCTATTAGATCTAATAGAAAACGCCGCGATTGCCTCAGGTGCATCAGTACTCAAGACAGTTTCTCATAAGTTTGATCCTCAAGGTATTACTGCAATTTGTTTATTATCTGAATCTCATATTTCAATTCATACGTGGCCTGAAGAAACTAAAGCAGCAATAGATTGCTATACCTGTGGATCAGCAAATCCAAAAATTGGGTGCGATATAATAATTGCTCAACTTAATCCAAATGAGTATAAGTTAAACTATATTCAAAGATAAGAGAGATTGACTTTTTTATTTTTCTTGTGTAAAATAGGTGTAAGTATTGTAATAATATGAACCAAGAAAAAGTAAAACTGATTGTTCGTAATATGGAATTACTTGTTCACTCTTTAAAAGAAGAACTAAAAGATCCTCCATCTATAAGTTATGAGGAGGTTTCTCCATATTTGGTTGATGATGATATTGAATTTTACGAGGAAGAAGATTAATGAAACCAATTAAAGCAAAGGATTTATTAGAACTTGATGAACATCTTGAAGTGGTTAAACTTCAGTCTTATGAATTGCCGGAACAAGTTGTTTGGCAAGCAGGTAAGGGTGATTATGCCGAAGTTCCTATTCATAAGGTAGAGGTTCCTCATTATAAAAAATGTGGCGAATGGATTGTGGAACAACTACTTGCGAATGATAGAGGGCACTGGGGACCATTAGAGCATCCTCAAATTACTTTTTCTTGCTCCGGATTCGTTCATAATGTAATCGTTCAGGCAAGAACTCATCGTATTGGAACTTCTTGGGACGTTCAATCACAAAGATAT